TAATATAGAAATGTTAAGAAATAAGATATGAAAACACCTACAATAAAAATATCGAAACATGATGGAGGGAACGGAATTGTAAATTTTTACCTGAATAAATATGCCTCGGAAATGTTTGACAGCAAGGAGATAGTTATAGATAAAGTAAATTTAAGGATAAGATACGCCACAATAGATGATAGGAAAACATATAAAATTGCATCAAATAATCACGATACAAAAGTATTCTCTGCTAAAATGCCAAGTGCCGACGAAATACTGGGTACTTATGAAATAGAAGACGAAGGTAAATATTTTCAACTTTATAAAATAGAATTATGACAGCAAAAGATTTTATAAAATTTTGTAAATTAGCGGATGTAACAGATTATAAGCACGTTTACAGTAAAATAAAGCCAACAGAAAGGCAGTTGCAATATGCAAGACAAAGAGGTATTAGTGTCGCATTTAGACAAAGAGATAAAAAGTGGTTTGAATTAGATTTTTATGGGAAAGCGTAAATTATGAAAACGAAAAAAGTAAAAATATCAGACATAAAGGCAAATCCTAATAATCCACGTTTGATTAAGGATGATAAAGTTAGATTCTACTTTACCGATTAAGCGAAACGGTGTTTTATTAACCAATTCCGAAGTATTAAAATTTACCGAGAATACAAGTGAATCCAAATAAACAAAAAATATCATCTGAAGCACAATGGAAGTCATTAGTCTATGAATATCTAACTAATGGCAATCGTGGTAAATCGAACTTTTACGAACTTTTACGAACTAACTACAAATGTGAGAAATCAAACACACTAAAACAGTATGATATTTACGAAGCAGAGTATGATTTAACGCTTAATAAGGGTAAAGACGATATAATACTTGAGTCCGAAAAAGAACGGCTTAAATCGTCTATATTAACAAAGTTTGAAAGAATGGAAATAGCTTCTAATATTGCAAAAGGCAAAGCATGGAAGTCAGGTGATGTTATGGTAGTACCAAATACAAGTGATAGAATGAAAGCATGTGATTATTTAAGTAAGATTGATGGTGATTATGCAGCAACAAAAGTAGAAAACGAAGTGATAGTAAGTAATGCTGTTAAAATGAAGCTACCTGATGGAATGGAATTAGATATATGATTATGAAAAACAATAAAATTGATAAAAAAACAACAGAAATAGTTAAACCTATTACTGAATCAGAAAAGAAAGAAATTTATAGAAGTATAAATGCATATAGAAGAAAAGAAATGGAAGTACATTGCAAACTCATGGGAATGAGGATAATAGGAGTTGGTAAACTAAATTAATTACTATTTAATTTGGTAACAATAGATTTTACAAGAAATGCAAAACAACAAGAGTTATTCACTCAGGTGTTTACATCGTGTGCTAAAAAAATAAAAGGCGACTCCGATTATTTTAAATATTTTTTTTATGGTGGTGCAATTCGTGGAGGCAAAACATTTTCTATTTTAGGAATACTAATTATATTATGTAGAATGTTCCCTAATTCAAAGTGGGTAGTAGTTCGTTCAGATATGCCGGCACTTACAACAACAACAATACCGTCAATCGAGAAGATACTCGGTACTTCACCTAATTGGAAATGGTCAAGAGATAAATCTAATTGTTTTGTAAGGCATAAAAACGGCAGTAAAATTATATTTAAAGGTGAAAATATTACTTCAGACCCTGAATTGAATGATTTTTTAGGTTTAGAGTGCAATGGTTTCTTTTTAGAGCAGATAGAGGAACTTAGCCAAAAGATGTGGTATCGTGCATTAGAACGTTCAGGTTCACATTATGTACAAAGGATGCCACCACCTTTTATATTTAGTTCGTTTAATCCTACTCAAACGTGGGTTAAAGATTTTATCTATGTTCCGTATCAAAAAGGCAACCTAAACACTCCTTTTTACTACATTAATGCAAGTCCAATAGATAATCCATTTGTAACTAACGACCAATGGTCGGCATGGGAAAACTTAGATGAACGTTCACGCAAGATAATGATTGAAGGCGACTGGACAAACTATGATACGGATGCTAAATTTGTCTACACATTCAAAGAAGAAAAACACGTTAAAGAAACTAAGTACAGACCTGAAGAGATAACCTATTTGTCTTTTGACTTTAACAGGAATCCATTTTGTTGTACGATTATTCAACAGTATGAAGGCGCTATACACGTTCCGATAGTAATTAAACTAAACAATGCCAACACTTATGAACTATGCGAGTATATACGTTTAAATTATCCTGCACCAATGTACTATGTAACAGGTGACTATTCAGGTCGCACACGTGGCACTTTAAATGAAGATAACTACCATAATTACGATATTATACAACAAAAACTAAATATACCGTCAAAGGATATGTATTTAGTGCCAAATCCGCCATTAAAGACAAATAGGGTGCTTGTTAACGCAGTATTAGAGCATTATCCTTGTTACTTTGACCCGATAGGTGCAAAGGAGTTAATATTTGATATGGTTCATGTTGAGATACTTCCAGACGGAACTATTAAGAAAAAAGACAGAAACGACCCTGAACAACAGGCGGACGCATTAGATACATTCAGGTATTGGTTAAATATATTTATGAGTGATTTTATACGCAATATGTAATTTTTTTTTATTAACTTTGTCTAAAATAGGTTAAAATGAGTTGTATTTGTACATGGAAAATAGAAGTACCCTTGTGTACTGAAACTATAACAATAGAAACGGACTTATCAGATGGCAATTATAAATTAGTTATTAAAGATAAGTTCTCACAGTTATACACGAGTGATATTACTGTTTATGGAGGTTCATTTACTATTGATTTAACAGAATACACAGATGGTTTGTTTAATATTTATGGCAAATATTTAATTCAGGTTTTCGATGAATGTGATTTACAGATAATAGGGAATTGTGAAACTGAATACAAAGAAATAGAATTAACTTTTGTAAACGATACAACAACAGAAACGGATATAACAGTATGTTGCAACTAATAGAAATAAGTCTAATTTGTACAGGTATTCATGTTTGTTTTTGGGAGGGTATGATACTTGGAGGTTTAGGTGAAAGAATGCAACATTGGATATTTAAACCAGTTGCAATGTGTTTACCATGTATGGCATCTGTTTGGACTGTTTTATTGATGTGGCATATAGATATTAAGTCAATATTGATAGTATGCGGAATGAACACTATAATAGCATCTATGTTACAATTCTTTGATAACGCAAAGCTACCCGAAAATGACCATTGATGGATTTAGGCATTATAAAACGTGTAGATGTGGCGGTACATTGCAACATAGATACGAGAAAATAGAAGATTTATCTTGTAAGTATTGGATATATCCGACAAAACAACAAGTGAGAATATTTAAGAATAATAGAACGGTAGGAATGTATCCATTATCAAAATTAGAAGAAAAACTAAAAGAGCATGAAATTATTTAAAACGATAAAAGCAAAATTTAAAAACTTATTTAAGCGGTTTCCAAATGATATTCAATATCCGATTGAGTTTGCATTTGAAATTGAAGGAAGGTCTTTTTATCGGTTTAAAGACTATTTTAATATCCCTTATGAACGTGGTTTAAAAACTATCACATTCTATGAAGAAGCGAGAATGAAGATAACGTATGAGTATTTAGAACAACATACAAAAGCAGTTGAAAAAATACTTACATCTTCAAAGATTGACGTTTATAAGATTAACGAATTAAACAAGATATTAAAGGAAAGATTGACATGGTATTTTGATACTGAAATACTTTACAAATTAGCCTCAATAGTTTTTTTTGAGAAAGAAGAAAACCCGACAACATACGACTTTAAGCATAATATAGAAAAAATAGAGTTTTGGAAAAAACATAAAGATGTAACCGATTTTTTTTTGCAAACTCCTATGTTGGAGTTAATGCCATTTTTGAAAGAATTAGAAGCGAATTTCCAGACTTATTCGGAAATAACAAACGCATTGACCAAAGCGCATTCGGATTTGGTTTCTTCTATTCTGTCCGCAAAGTAGAGGCGGAAATAGCTGACCTTCAGCGAAATTTTGTTGGTGAAATATCCAAAATAAACAACAAAAATAAAACGATTTATCAGTTTTATTCAGATTTGGATTATCAACGCAGACAAAATTTAAAACAGAATGAAGTATCTAATAGAGTTAGTAGCGGACGCAAAAGGCATTGAGCCTGCGATTACGGCAATAGATGAACTTAACCAAGCGGAAAAGGAGTTAAAAGCTACCACAATTTCGGGAAATGCCGAGCAGAAAAAGATGATGGACGAATATGCTGAAAAGGCTAAATTAGGCAAAGCATCCATTGATAAATTAACGGAAGGTTATAAGCAGTTAGGAAAGGCTGCAACGGGTGCATTTGGTGGCGAAGCTATAAAGGGCGCTGCCAAACAGGCGGAATCGTTTAGAACGCAGTTAAGGGCTTCACGTGACGAACTTACAAGACTATTGCAGACAGGTAAGCCTACCACTTCAGAGATTTATAATATGGCACGTGGTGCAGGTCAATTAAAGGATTCTGTAAAGGATGCACAACAGGTTATTAGCGTACTTTCAAGTGATACGTTTAAATTTGATGCGGCATTACAAGGTTTACAAGTAGGTGCAGCAGGTTTTCAGGTATTAAGTGGTTCAGCTGCATTATTTGGAAGTGAAAGTGAAGACTTACAAAAGACTTTAGTGAAGTTGAATGCAGTAATGGCAATGACAAGCGGATTGCAGCAAATAGTTAATTTAGGACAAAAAGAATCAGCATTTAGGTTAGGGTTAAGCGTTGCAGCACAACGCGCATATACTGTTGTTGTTGGTGAAAGTGTAGGAATTACAAAAGCATTTAAGATAGCATTAGCAAGTACAGGAATAGGCGCATTAATTTTAGCAGTAGGTTATCTAATAGCAAACTTCGATAAATTGAAAACTTCAGGAGGTTTAGTCGGTCAGGCTATACGTGGAATTGGTGATGTTATTAATTTAACAATAGGATTATTTAAACAGCTTACAGACGTTTTAGGATTAACAGATTTTGCTTATTCAGAGTTTGCGGAAAGAACAGCTAAGAATAATGATATTATCTTAGAGAAAATGGAAAAACAACATAAGCGCAAACTTGCGTTAATGGAAATACAAGGTAAAGAAACTTTAGCAACTCAATTAAAATTTTTACAAGAGGAATTAAAGCAATCTCGAAAAAATAATGAATGGGATGATGCGCAGACAGAAATAGGCAAAGAAAGAATAGCAAAACAAACTGAATTAGAAGAAAGTATAATTATGTTAAAGGCTAAAATAGCACAGAAAGGAGTTGAAGCGCAAATGAAAATTGAAGAGGATGAGAAAAAAAGACGTGAAAAAATGATTGAAGATTATCGTGCTTCATTAAAAAGAAGACGAGAATTAGAAGCCGAAATAGAGAAAGCAAGAACAGATGAATTACAAAAACAAAACGAATTAAGATTAAAAAATAATAGAGATACTTATGAGAAAGATTTAGAATTATATAAAAAGTCTGTTATAAAAAGAAGACAATTGGAGGCTGAAATTGCAGCACAGGCAGAAGAATTTAGATTGGCAGAAAGTGAAAAAAGGAGACAAAAAAGAAGACAAGAAATCGAAGAAGAAATTGCAGCAGAAAAGGAAAAGTCAGAATCTATTTCTAATGCAGCTATTGAAATAGCACAGAAAACATCGGATGCAATATTTCAGATAGCAAATCAAAGGCGTAACGATGAATTTAACTTACAAATACAAAGGTTAAATGATTTAAAAAGTAAAGAACTTTCTAATAAAGAGTTAACGGATGCACAAAAGGAACGTATTGAATTAAGATATCAAAGACAAATAGCTGCAATAAAAACAAAACAAGCGCAGGCGGATAAGGCGGCGGCAATAGCACAAGCAATTATTAATGGTGCATTAGCTATTACCAAGATATTTACTTCCGTAACGGCATTGAATCCTGCTTCATTTGCGGCAATAGCAGTAACGGCAGCGACAACGGCAGCGCAAATAGCAATTATTGGTGCGCAAAAAATACCTAAGTTTGCTAAAGGTACTGAATACGTTAAAGGCGGCGGAACTGAAACAAGCGACAGTATTCCGGCCATGCTTTCAAAAGGTGAACGTATTATCGATGCAAAAACAAACAAATTGTTAAAAGGTATTCCAAATCACATGATACCCGAAATGTTAATGCCTTCAGCAACCGTAATAAAAGAGGGTATGGATTACGATAGATTAGCAAAAGCATTTAGTAAAGAGTTGGCTAATAATCCTGCATTAATGGTTAATTTTGACAAACAAGGATTCACTACATTTATTAAATCAGGTGTTACGGTTTCACAAATAAAGAATAACAGAAATGGAGTTTAAATTCTATATAAACGGTACTGAAATAGACGAGCCTGTGGGTTTTGACGCTACTAAGATTAAGTTAAAGCGTTCAGATAATTGGCATGGAGTTATGGCAGAATCGAGTGAAGAAACTATTGAAGTGTATGGAAATGGATTTGATATACTTAGCGGACTTTATGCGGTTAGTGGCATTGATGCGGTTGCGGTTCTTAAAATAGAATATTATTGTGCTGGTGAATTACAAGACACTATTGAATATAATATAACATTCTATGAATACACCGAGTTTTGTGGTTCGGACTGTTATTGTGTAGTAGGTATTGAAAAGTCAGGGTGTTTTTATCAGTTTAAAAACGCAATGGATACAAAAGTAGATTTAGATGCTTTAAAGGCAATAGATAAAACTACAGATTTATCAGATTATGAATATTTGGGAAAAGAAACTGAAATACCAAGCAAAACGATAGTATTAACAGATAGTGGAAACATAACCGAAGACTTACATCAAGATTGGATGACAGATGTTTCAAATACATGGGCAGTTCCAACGGGTGCAGTTGAGTTTTTTATTTATATTCCTGTAGAGATTCAATTAAACGAAATGGATTCATTTGTCCCAAGTCCATCTATACAATGGTGGGTAAATCCTGCAGGTGGCGGTCAGGATGGTGATGAAGAGTTTATATTTACTAATGATTTTGGTGGAATGCTTTGTGGTAATAATACAGAATTTAGGGTTCAGGCTACAATAAAAGCAGAAGTTTATTCAGATGTTACTGCACTTGTTTTAAATCCAACTATTAAAGTTGTTTTATTTAAAAAGAAATTAGATAATAGTTATGTTGCTATTTATACTTCAGCAGATTATAGCGTAAATGTTGGAAATGTGCATTCCGCAACAATAGATTTAGATATTGATACTACATTTACATTAGATGCAGGCGAAAGATTAGAATATGCAATAAGATATGATTTTACAGCAACAGGTTCTACTGTATTCAATACGCTAAATGTAGATATATTAGTTGGTTCTAAATTCATTATGACTAATAATTCATTATGTGATTCAACTAATGCTAAATTATACTTAGTAAACGAAACACTAAGTCATATATCGGAATATGTTACTAATAACTGTTTACGGGTTTATAGCGACTATTTAGGGAGGCAAGATTCACAGCCGTTTAGTTTCTTAGACGATGGATGCGGTGGAATGTTAGGTTTAACTTCAGGGCTATTTTTAAGGCGTATAGAAGACGTTAAAACAGACGACAATAAACCAGTATTCTCGTTAACTTTTAACGAGGTTATAAACGCTGTAAACTGTATTTATCCATTAGGGTTTACGATTGAACAAGACGGAGAAGACGAAGTAATAAGAATTGAAGATTGGAAATACTTTTATAACGACTCTATAATAGCAGATTTAGGAACTATATCAGTAGAAAAAACACCTAATTTAAAACTACATTTTAAGAACTATAAAACTGGATATTCTAAGTATGAAGCTGAAGAATACAACGGATTAGATGAATTTTTAACGGAACGTGAATACACAACAAGGCTAATAAATCACGATGCTACATTAGAAAGAGTATGTCAGTTTGTGGCGAGTGGATATGCTATTGAAATCACAAGACGCAAAGGAAATACAGACTCTAAAGACTGGCGTTATGATAATGATACTTTCATTATATGCTTAGATAGGTATTACGGTGGATTAGAGGTTGAACAAGGCAATATAACCAACGATGCTAATATAATTGACCCTGCAACAATTCTAAATTTCAGAATCAGTCCTGCACGAATGGCATTGCAATGGTTTCAATATGTTACTACTTTTTTAAAGTCAGCAAAAGAGTTGATATTTTCAAGCGGAAAGGGTAACACATCGGCAGAGGGTGAATTGATAAGTGAATGTAGTATTGATGAAAATGTGTTGTCTGAAAAACAGAATATCACACAAAGTGATTTTATTTTAAATCATGATGGTATTTTTATACCTGAATTACACACTATTTCAGGGGTCCCATTTACGTTTCAGCAATACAAGTCTTTACAGTCAAATCCGCATGGATTATTTGCTTATAAATGCAATGAAACGCAACTTTACGGATGGCTAAACGAATGTAGTTACTCTTTTGTTGACGGAACTATTGATTTAGTTTTAATACCTAAAATTGTTTAAAATAAGCATTATTATTAATATAAATCATTTTGCTTTCAATTCTTAATGGTAACGACATTGAATTTAAGTAAATAACATTTTGGGTATATGTACCATTTCCGCTGGGAGATGTAAATTGATTGTCTGATATAAATGTAAAAGATTCATTTATTTAGTTCTTTTTTTGTTGTAGTAATTTCATACACAAATCTTTTTTGTGAAGAATCGTATTTTTTTTCTGCTTTTAAACCATATTTGCCGAAAGCTTCACTCATGTCTTTTACAGTTCTACTTGCAATTTTTTCATCACTCATATTACTAAGCTTATTATCAATAACCTTAGCTATTAGTGGCAAAACAAAGGATATAACTGTTGTCCCAATAAATAATGCAACAAGAAGTGGGGCTCTGTTCCTTGAATCCCTACCTTTATGGTCTATATAAATATATCCTTTTGAACCTTTCATTTCGTTAGAATAAAGGGTGGCTAAGATTATAGATACTATACCAAAAGATATAGACGCTCCGTAAAGAAAGTAACTTAGAATCTCTAAATTTTCGTAGCTCATAGGTATAGTTTCCTACCAAAATAGGAAATATATCACAAATTCCTACCATGTTTTGGCGTGAATTGAATCTTATCTTATTTGTGTTCTGACTACACATATTTGCTTTTTTGCAAGACATGGTTAAAAGTACGATTGAAATTAAGATTAGTTTTTTCATTTTGTTTATTTTTATGTAAAGTTATACTATTTTATATCACATTGTCAATACTTAACCATTATTTAGAATAAGTATAAATAATAAAAACACTTGCATATATCAGAAATTATACTTAATATTGATTTTCATAGGGTTTCTTTTCATTGTTTTATGTTTTTGCACTCCTTCGGGAGTGTTTTTTTATTTAAAATGATACAAATATCAAATATTTTTACTAAATTTGTAACACATGGGCTATTGCCAATAATTTATCACTTCAATTTTATCGGTTTTGAATATTATAAGTCCTGAATTTAGCTTCTTAAATTTTAATTATAATGAGTATTCAGATGCGTGTGATGCTGAACAGTTAAACGCTTTGCCTGTATGTAATGATTTGTCAATAAAAGCACAAATTGAAGTAGAAACAAGTGAAGATTTATTAGTTAGCGAAAATCCTATATATATAGCAATAGCAGATACTGATTGTAATGTGATTTATGATGAAGACATAGAAGTACAGCCTATTTGTTCAAAATATAAATTCTTAACTACCTTTGAAGATGAAATAGTAAATGAAACTAATCCTTATAATCTTTGCAACACAGATGATGAAACACCGACAGAAACACAAGACTTTGTTACAAATCCATTCGATGAAATTACAGGAACGGATATAACATTTCAAATAACCTTTCCAAAAGAAGAACAATTACAACTTTATATAGAAGACAAGGTTTATGTGATAGAATGGAACACAGCATCATCAACAGACATAACTGAATTAGATAATGTTTATTATGTCAAGATAGGTTATAATGGTGCAGATACTTCATCTGGAAGGAAAACAAAATTTCTTAAATTTTTAAATGATATTATAGATGTTAATCATGGTACTATATCATCTTTACTTACAGATACATTTACAATTTCAGACATACCAACAGGTTCTTATATTAATAATTCATTTGATTTTGTACATACTTTGACAGGTGTAACAGCGAGTACAAATGTAGGTAAGTTATTTTATTGGAATAATGGTCAAATAATATACTTCACAAAAGAATTAGCAGATACATTATTTTCTTTTGAAAGCTCATTGGATTTTGCTGAATCATACAGATTTAAGATTTACTACACTTCTTTTTATAACGATATAACAGGAAGTATTACATTTGATGACGGTACAAATCCGCCGACAGTTGTTAATATTTCATTCGATAGTTATGACGGTTTTATAGACGTTTCTTACATCGCTACATTTACTTCTATACATACAATAACAATAGAATTTACTGATTTAAACGGACATTTAAACGGATTGAATATCCAAAAAATAGAACAATATGATACTGTATTTTTTAATGTAACCGATAATATTTCAGGAAATATTCCAGTAGCTTTATACTCAAAAACAGAGTTAATTGATTTAATTAGCAGTTTATTGGGGTTTGATTTTGATTGTGAGTTTACATCATGTTGTGAAATTCCCGACATTGAATTTGTTGTTACATTGCCAAATGACGATGATGGTTATCTTTACAAACTTTCTCCTTATTGGCAAAAGGGATTTGTTGACTTTCCTGAATTGGATTTAGATACTATTAATACAGATTGCTTTACTTATGCTATCTTAGATAAGGATAAAAATTTAATAGCGTGTTCAAATCTATTTGAGAAAGTTACAGATTGTTGTTATGTTTCTAAAATAGAATATTCAAACAATGAAGATGCATTCGGGTTTACATACCCTACGGGTGTAACAAATAGCATTAATTTTCCATTTTTTTTACACAGTCCACAATATCCAACAACAGAGAAAATATACAAACAAACAAATGGACAGTACAAGCGTTTAAGTGCTGATATTGAAAAGGAATATAACTGTGAAACTGATTATATACAAGAGTCTTATCACGACAAGTTAATAACAGCATTGAAGCATGATACTGTTATTGTTACTTCAAATCGTTTAGGATTTACTACACAAATGAGTCAACAAGGTGACTATTCTCCTGATTGGAATAGCAAAATAGATTTCACATCAAAGGCGGAATTTAAACTAAGGAAATATTTTAACGGTAAAAACAATAACTGTGGTACAAACTGCTAAAGGTATATTATTAATTGCAATCGGTTCAACTGAATACTTAGAGATGGCTAAGAATTTAGCTATATCAATTAAACATATAGAACCTGAAATGCCTATTTGTTTAGCGCATAATTACGAGTATATAGATAAGACTTTGTTTGATTATACGGTAAAAGTTCCCGATGAAAGTTGGAATACAAAAGGAAAAGTAGAATACATTAAAGTTAAAACATGGATGTATGATTTCAGTCCGTTTCAAGAGACTTTATTCTTAGATGTGGATATGGTTTGGTTGTTTGATAAAAAACCTTCAGAATTATTTAATGAATGTATAGATGTGGACTGGACTATGTCAAATACTGGACTTGCTGATAGTTCTATTTGGTGTGATATAAACGACATAAGAAAGATATATCCTAATGTAAAAATGTGGAATTATCATTCAGAGTGCGTTTATTTTAAGAAGTCAGATAAGAATAAAAAGTATTTCGATACTGTAAAAGAAATGTATATAAATCCGCCCGTAAAAGGAACTATGTTTGGAGGCGCATCAATAGCCGATGAATTAGCTTTTCAGTTAGCATCTCTTAAATTAAATGAATTTCCGCATAAAGAAAATTGGACTCCGATATTTTGGTATGCGAGAGATAAAAAAGATAATCACCTACAACCTTATAAATTAAGTAATATTTATTACGCTTATTCTGTAGGAGGAAACAAGCTACCAACAACTATTAAAAATAATTATTCAACAATATCAAATTATCATTGTAAAATGAGTAAACACGGTAAAATGTATCACATACGTGATAAAAAATCGTTCATTCCTGAAAGACGTAAATTATGACACCTATTGAACAGATAAAAATCTTTGACCACCACGAGAATAAGATTGAATGGAATATAAAAAAGGAAGCTTTAAAGTTATATAAGGCATTAAAAACTCATGCCAATGGCGAAGTTCCTGAAGAAATAATTAAGGAACGCAGACCGAATGAGCCTGATGAAATAATGAATTATAGGTTTAAGATTTATGCGCCTAAAACAGAAAATCCAATATCAAAAGTATTTACATCTTTAGGTAAGATTAGACGTTCACCTGAATGGAAAGTAGATTATTCTAAATGTGTTTATCCTGCTTTCGTTAAAGACAATTTACAGGTTTATTTAGAAGAACAATTCCCTATTTACGATAATATAGATTCATGGTTATATGATGAATGTTTACAAAATGCATTAGTAGATACTAATGCAGTATGTGTTTTAGTTCCATTGTCTTACAAAGTACCTGAAAACGAATTAGTAAAGCCGATTCCTTTTATTGCAAATGTAGATGAAGTAATTTACTTTAAAGAAAACGATTATACGATTGTAAAGACTGATAGAGACTATACACATATTGACGGAAACAGTAAAAAGGAATACGATATTTATATACTATCAACCCAAAACGAAATAGTAGAATATGTAATATTAGAACGTCAAGATGGAAAGTTCTTTTTAGAATTAAACAGATTTCAGCACAACTTAGGTGAATTGCAAGCATTTAGGTTTAGAGGTATATTTTATAAAAAAGAAGAAGGTGATATTGTTTGGAAAAGTCCCATAAATTCAATGGTAACACCTTTGAATGAAGCTGCACGCATATACTCTGATTTACAGGCGGAATATGTATTACACATGCACTCTGAAAAGTGGACTATAAATACAAATACTTGTCGTAAATGTAATGGTACTGGTAAGTTAAAAGTTGGTTTGGCTTTAGCAAATAGTACCTGTGGTTCATGTAATGGTACAGGTTATGATACGGTAAGTCCGTTCCAAAATAGAGTTATTAATTTGGATTTAAACAGACCTAATGGTCAAATACCACCGATTCCGCCAGCAGGATATATTCAAAAGAATATTGAGATAGCTAACTTATTAAGAGATGCTGTAAAATCTAATTTATACGAAGCATTAGAGTCTGTTAATATGCAGTTCCTTTACAACGTTCCAATAGATGAAAGCGGTATAGCTAAACAATGGGACAGAGATGAAACGGATAACTTTGCACATAAAGTGGCAGGAATATTAAAGTATATTCGTGAAAATGTAGCCTATTACACCAATAACCTTAGATATTATTTTGTGATTTCAACACAGGATGCACGTGACAAGGGACTGCCGACAATTACGATACCACAAAAATACGATTTAGTTAATAACGCTTTATTGATTGAAGAATACAAACAAGCACACGAAGCGCAGATGTCACCTATTATATTAGCAGGTATGGAAATGGAAATATCTTTAAAGAGGTTTTCAAGTGATTCAGATGTTGGAGTATATACTAAATTGACATACAAACTTGACCCTTTATACGGAAATAGTGAAGACACTAAAATACTTAAATTGCAAAACGGAGGTATTTTAGAGGTTGATTATATCATTAGTTCTAATATACAGAAGTTTGTAAGACAGGCATTGACAGAAGATAAGAACTTTGCAGAGAAAGAGTATAAAGAGCAAATGTCTATTATGGAAAAATATGCACTTGATGTAATGAATGCAAATAGTATTAAGAGTGAACTTATACCACAAAGCGAGATAGTAGTTGAGTAGTATAAAAAAAATATTAACCACGATAGATAAGTCTATTAATGGATTCATGGATAAAGTTCCAAATATTCAGGAAAAGATTTATAAAGAAATTTTAATACTTACAAAAGATTTAAAATTAGATTCACGTGGTAATATTAAAAACTCTATTGATAATTACAGGATTCTTTCACAACTTCGCACACGATTAAGGCGGGTAATATTTGACAAAGAATACGTTAAAATATCTAAGGATTTATTGAAGTCTTTTGATGACATAGACGAAGTTACAAAGTCTTATTACGCATCATTTGCAACATCACCAAGTTCTACAACTGAAGAAATATTAAAGATAATAAGACAGGATTCTATCAATAGGACTGCACTTTATTTAAGTGAGCAAGGAGTTGATATCAATATCATTTCAAAAGCGCAATCAATACTTCAATCTAATATTACAAGTGGCGGTTCTTATGCAGAATTTCAGAATGCAATGAATGTTTATATTAATGGAAATCCTGAAAATTTAGGTGCATTTAGAAAGTATGCTAATACGATTGTAATAGACTCTATTAACACATATTCCCGTACATATCAAACTATAATTACAGAAGATTTAGGTTTAGAATGGTATATGTATACGGGTTCTTTATTAGAAACATCTCGTGAATGGTGTAAACACATGGTAAAAAAGAAGTATGTACATAAATCTGAATTAGACGACATTCTTTTTAACAACATTGACGGTGTAGATATTTGCAGTAAAGACATTCCATGTAATAAAAAAACAAAATTACCTGAAGGAATGAAAGCAGATACAAACGTTAATAATATTTTAGATTATGCAGGCGGTTGGAATTGTGGACATGGATTTTACGGAGTGGCAAAAGAAGCCGTACCAAAAAACATAAGAGATAAAATAAACCTTAGTTTACTAAGATAAATTTATACTTATAAAACTAATACTTAAATTTACACAAAATATTTACATGGCTAAGGATTTCATAGCAATAGACAAAAATAAGAATATATACGAGTTTAGCGAATTTGGAATAAACTCATTAAAAGAAAAACACAGACTTCAGAGAGTTGAAGGCTGGCAGTACGGATTGAAAAATCAAAAAAACGAATTACTAGCAAAGGTTATAACAACCAAAGATGCACAAATTGCTATTTCAGAAAATGCAGAATTAAAGAAAAAAATTGCAGAACTGGAGGCAATGAAAGATAAAAGAAGCTCAAAACAGTCTGATAACACAGAAAAATAATTTATGAATAAACTAAAGCAGTTAGTCGAAAACTTAGCTAAAAAAGCAGGTATAGATATTACAGATGTAGAATTTGCAAAGACATTGGAACTGATAAAAGATATTGAGGTTTCAGAAGAAATTGCAGTAAAATTAGAAAGCAATCTGTACGATTTAGAAAGTGCAAAACAGAACTACAATTTAAAGAGCCATTTTACGGCTTTAGCATTAAACGGAGTAGATGCACAACTGAAAGATGCTTTAGATGAATTTATAGAAGATGAAGCGGTTAGAAATGAGTTATTGAGCGTTAAATCAACACCAGCGAGAGTAAAAAGTGCATTGACAAAGATACGAGAATTGGAAAGTGCAAAAGCGAAAGCAGAGGGAAAGGGAGATGACGGAAAAGCTAAGAAAGCGCAGGACGAAATAGATAGATTGGTAGCGGAATTTAAGACAAAAGAGGCTACTTATCTATCACAGATTTCTGAAAAGGAAAGAGAGAAATTAGAAGCCATATCAACGTTCAAAGAAGAACTTTTCTATGGTGGATTAAAATACGCAAACGATTTTGATTTAGAAACGAATCTACTCGTTGCGAAACAAAAAATAAATAAGGCATTATCTGAAAAGGGTGCAAAAAAAATATACAATTCTACAACTGGCAAATTCGAGATAAAAAGAGCAGATGATGAGTCACTCGATTATCTTGACGAACGCAACAACAAGACTTCTTATGAAGATTTTGCAAAGGAGATTTTATCTCAAAACAAATTACTTGCTGTTACGGATTCAACTGCCACTCAACATACGCAGCCATTCGTACAACATACTACTAATGGCAATCACACAGTAGATACTTCGGCATACGATGCCTTACAAATACCTTAAAGAAAGTCATTAGTATTGAAAAGATTTTTAACAACTTTAAATACTAAAAAAAATGGCAAACGGATTTGCGCCGTACATTTTGCAGGACATATCAAAGATAGCAAAATCGGCAACACCACAAAACAAAATTGAAATGCCTGGATTCTTACAATCCTTGCTTACTTCGCATTCTTACGGACAGAATAACATTAAATATGACCTTATGAATGGTCACTTCAATGCTGTACAAGTTAAGAAGAAAAAACGCTACACAGCAGCACAAACAGAAACTACTGCGAGTTGTGATTCAGTAAACGTAAACTCATATTCAGAAGATTCTGTAAGTGTGGCTAACTACCGTCAATTAGCAGTACATATTAACGATGAAACAATAGCTGCTTATGAAAAAGCTGCATCAGACCCAACTAAAATTGGAGATGCAACAGTAGTAAATGAATTTGCAATTGAGACATTATTAGCTGCTAATGGTTTGATGTCTGCAATAAACTCTGATTTATTGACTTTGGCTTTTGCTGCAATCGGTAAAAACCGAAGAACAGGTTTAACAACTGCCGCTACAATCAACATCGGAAAAGATACCAACTTTAACTCATTAACAGACGGTGCAACACAGATACTTTCTGATTACAAGTTAAACAACATGAGCGGAAAACCGATTGCAGTTGGTGCTGGTTTATTCAATAACTACATCATGCAACAAGCCGCCAAACAGGCTGCACAAAATGGATTAGATACTCGTACACAAGCAGGCGGATTTGACTTCTACTATGATAACGAAGTAGAAACAATTGGAGATGCTAATGACTTGTTAGTTTACGAAAAAGATGCTGTACAGTTGGTTACTTACTTAAAATATCAGGGTTTCAAACGTAGAGATACTGGTGAAAATATCTTTGATGTAATTAAATTACCTTATACTACAATGACTGCAAACGGTGGTTTACAGGTTGCTGCATTGCCGATAGATGTACACTTCAAATTTAATGCTTGTGAGGAGTCATTCGATGTTATCGGAGGTGGTACACAAACGCTTCAAAAAGGATGGAATATGATTTTATCTTCAAACTTTGGTTTGTGGACGATTCCTTCAGACGCTTACAGAAGTGGAGACCCATTATCTGGCAACAGAGGTTCTTTGCTTTACAACGTGACCAACGATTGTGATTCTTGCGACGGAGGTTACTAAAATAGATTAATATGCAATGTTTAGAGGGTTACATAGGTGTAGGTGTTAATTGCCAAACGGAAGCATCCGTAAGTGGTAAATATTTAACAGACCTCGCAGGTGTAACCCTCCAAAACATAGATGCAGTTGCAAATGCAAATCAGCTATCTTTTTTTGGAGTATTTGCAGACGTTCAGAAACGTGCAATATCAAGACTAAGTAAGGATGTGTTATCGTACATGAAAACACAATACGACTTAAAAAAGGTTTTGAATACATATACAACTGGTGGAGAATTAGGAGATACGGTAAGTTCTTTGAATAAAAAACATGGTTTACAAATCCAGTCTTTTAATTGTGAAAGTGAGTTATTAAGATTTTATGTATCAAAAGTTTATTTATATGCATTAGAGGTTAAAGAAACAACTATCACTATCTATTCAGATGAAGTATTGTTATACACAAAGACTTTTACAACTTCAGCAGGATGGAATGAGGTTTATGTAAATAGAACTTTTGACAGTTTAGATTTAATTGTTGCTTATGATAGCGCACCTTTTGATAACGTTAAAGATTTAGAATTTACAAATGACTTGTGTGATTGTGATTGTAACGATTGCGAAGTGGTATTTAAAAAAGGAATTGAGTACGACGTTATAACAGATGTAACTCAAAAGAATAACACATACGGATTAAAAGCAGATGTTTCTTTACGATGCTCATACGATGCGATACTATGTGGGAATATAGACGTTTATGCAGATGCTTACTTGTATGCTTTAGGAATGGAGTTAATGCGTGAAGAGATATATTCTGACCGTGTAAACAGATTTACAACAGTAGGTAAGAAACGTGCTGAAGAATTGCTACAATTATATACTGCTGATTATACGGACTTCTTACAAACTGCAAACGATACTGTTCATTTAGACAACGATACTTGTATAGATTGTTTAGAAATTTCAGGTACAGAATATGTAATGCCATGATAAGCGTAAACAGCAACGGAAAAGAGTTCTTTGATGCAATAAAATCGGATTTTACTAAATTGGTTTCAAAAGAAGAAACTGATAAGTTATTGAGATTGATTGCAAGTACATTAACTGGCGTAATGCGAGATAGGGTTCACGTTCAGGGTAAGGATGCGAATGAGCAACAAATCGGTACTTACTCACCTGAATACATGAAAGTAAGAACGGGAGATTTTAAAAGTCCTAAGATTGTAAGAGGTGTAAATAAAGGTCAGGCGAGAAAGAAGTATAACAGAACAGCAGATACAAAAGTGATTTTATCATTGACACGACAAATGGAAAATGATATGAGTATATGTGAAAAGAATCCAATTAAAACAACATACGGATATGCAATCGGCTATCAGAATGAATTAAACTTTGAAAAACTCACACACTTAGAAGAAAAGTACAATAAAAAGATTTTAACCAAATTATCAAAAGCAGAAGAAGAATTGACAAACGAAATAGTAAACAACTTTCTGAATGATAGAGCAACTAATTAACTTAATAAACGATTCTATAAAAGAGAATGCACTCGTTAAAAATTACGATGCTAACTTTTATGGACTCACGGAATTAGTGCCAACAGAAACAGAAAACAAAAGTGTATTACAGCCAACTGTGGTTAACGAATATGGAGAGGGTGTTAAAATGAGTTTAGATAATACAGTAGGATTCCAAGTGTATCACAGACTTAACGATAAAACGGCTATTTACAAAACACAACAATACGGCGATTCCAATAAAGAGATAACAGATAATTACGGTTTATCTATGTTTGTTATCGGTAACAGAATAAAGTTAAAACAAGACAATTCTAAGTTATCACAATTTGTTACAAGCTATATGCCAGACCAATTTAAGTTAGAAAATAAGAGTATAGCATTTTTAACACAAAACAGAACAAACTTCAACTCAAATCAAATAATAAATACAGAATTTGCAACATACGATGGAGTTCCTGATTTATTTATGTTTAGAGTTGATTATAATATAAGACATACATACAGGCGTAAATGTTTAGACGTATGTCAAACGATTTGTAACAATTATTCATCAAATTAAATTTATAAAAAATGAGTGTTTATTATCCAGGAGCATCATGTGAATCAGACGTACCTGAACACGTATGCAACCCATGCGTAGAATTTGAAAAAGGCAGAGTACGTGCCGTTGCCTTTATTCATAAAGATTATGTGGCAACAATACAAGCTGCACCAACAAGTACAGTAAACTGGCAAACAGGAATTGAAAGCGGATTAATTCGTATAGTTCCTGAAGTTAGTGGAACGTCAAACGGTGGTGAAAAAGTAGCAGGTACAGGTTACGGAGACTTACGTGAAAAAGTTACAGGTCGTAACTATACAGTAGTTTATAAAGACCCTAACTATGTAGATAACTGTTCTTTCTATACTGAATTAGAACGTTCTCGTGTATGGCATTTGGCATACAAGACAGATACTTTGCTGCATATTTCAGATAAGGCGGTTTCTATATTTACAAACAATCCTGTTACAGAAAACTTAGAAGACGATGTTGTTTGGAACATCGAAGCGGTTTGGTTTCAAAAAACGCCCGTTTGTCCTTTGGAAAGTCCTGAAGATATTTTTGATTGTTTCCAATTAAACTAAATGCTGAAACCTCACATAAAAGGTGACACTTTCAACGGATTGTGTTTTACTGTTACTGTAAACGGAACGGCATTAGATTTGACTAACATCGACATCAATGCTGACTTCCGTTTGGGCAGTAAGACGGGATGCAAGGTACATAAATATTCCGTTGGTAGTGGAATTGTGAAGACATCAGCAATAAATGGTCAATTTAGTTTACTAAAAGACTATATTTTAAATTGGGATGTTGGTAAATGGTATTTTGACGTTGAGTTTACATATTTAGATGGAAAAGTAAAAACATATTATTCAGATATTTTAATTATAGTTCAAGACGTTACAAAATGAGTGATACAATAAACATAGAAATATCTGAATGTTGTAGTGGAGCAACTACTGCTCTATTACAGATAGTTGGAGACGGTACTGATTCATATACAAATACAAGTTTGATAGGCAAATCAATTCTTATAATTTTTATAGATGCACAAAAGATAAGCACTTCTGCTTTTACTTTTAATGCAGTTACAGGTAATATTGAATTTGATTCATCAATTGATACAGGTGCAGAAATAGACATAATTTATATTTAATGAAAAAAATACTTTTAATATTATCAATGTTTCAATTTGTTGCTAATGCACAAATAGTAAACAAATTTAGGGATTCAACATGGTTCAAATCAGGTGTTCAATTTGATGGAAATGTAGTCTTTAAAAGTGGTGCAGCTTCAGGTAAGGTTTGGACTTCAAACTCAAATGGTACAGGCTCATGGCAGACCATTTCGAGTTCAGGGGTTAGTCAGGGTGCGCTAAATGACAGTATCACGGCGGTTAGAAATATTCGCAAAGTAGATACTATTTATAAGAATACAGGTGGTGATAGCATTGTGTACACTATTAACGGACTTAGACGTGCTATAATTGACAGGCAAAACACAGGAACTGTAACAAGTATAGCAACTGGAGTAGGTTTAAGTGGCGGAACTATTACGGGTTCAGGGACTTTGCTAGTTGACACTTCCACTATTGTATCTAAATCATTTTTAACAGCACGTTCATATACAAGCAATACGGGAACAGTAACAAGTATTGCAACAGATAACACATTAACAGGAGGTCCTATTATAAGTTCAGGTACTTTGAAAGTTGATACAACAATTATAAGCACAAAGAATTATGCTCTAAATATCGGTAATAATAAAGCTACATTTTCGGCATTAAACGATAGTATAACGGCGGTTAGAAGCATTCGCAAAGTAGACACATTGTATAAAAATACAGGGGGTGATTCAATAGTATTTACGATTAACGGGTTAAGAGCTTCTATACTTGACAGAGGTGCAGTTTTATTTCCAAATGGTTTTGAAGATGTAACCGAAAGTAGAGATTTTTTACATTCTGATATAGGTAAAGCGTTAAGACTTGCTAACGAGAATGTATTTCTTACAATGCCAGAAGGACAGTTTTGGACAGAAGAAGAAAAAGGACAGGTTATTGTTATTATTGCTGATGCTCAGAATGTAGGATTTGATAAAACCTATGGGAAACCTGTTTTAATGCAGGGTAGAGATGAAGCTAATGATATGGTTGGTGAATACTGTTTACTTGTTGCAGGTGAAACAGATGGTCAATCTGATTTTGGAACTATTTCTTCTGCTGTGATAAAAGATGGTGATGATTGGAAAACTGCTATAAAATATTTATATGATAACTTAGGCGGTGGCGGAGTTCCGTTAAGTTCTATTACTGCTGCAACAGCAACAAATTCAATTAATAATTTAAACTATAAACAAAGGTGGTTTGCTAACACAATAGGTGCAGA